AAATAGTTCATACTACTAGCGTTGACGGGTTGATAGGTCAAAGGCTGGTCATAGTGGTTTAAGCGCTCCCCTCTTGTTCCACCTTGGGCAATAAACCCAAACGTGTCATCATGAAAGAAAGCCACATGCCCGTTTTCTATCAACTTTTTCTCTATGAAAAGCTCGTCAATGTCATTAGGCAAACCCTCCCATGTGAAATAATTGACCACGATATTATAGAAATAATTGAAATAAAAATCAAAAAAGGCTAAACGGTTGCGCTCTACGGTTTCTTTGTTCAGCTCAATCTTGCCAAGATGTCGCTTGTAATTTTTGTAACTCATTTAGTCCCCTTTCACATAATGAAATAGGCGGGCTATTGCCCGCCCTTGGTGCGCTTATTCAGCGCCCTCCACATACCAGAAATGAATATTTTCAAAAAGTGAAAGGCTGGTCATGTAGTGATGATGGTAGAAATAGTTATAGGTCATGTTACGAGGGTTGCGGATTGCTTCCATGTGTACTAACTTATCTTTGTTAATGATGGACTTAGCAGAGATAAGAAAGGCAACTGGCTTCCGTCCATTGTTTGCGCCCTCTCCCGTAAATTTTTCAAAATCATCTACTACAATGGTGCGAGCTAAAACGCTTGCCTTGTCCATGTTGAAAGCGTTAGCAAGTAACATGTCAAGATGTGTAGAAAATTCTGCTGAAATAACTAGGTACTGGTCTTCAATCGCCGTCATGTTTGGCACGCCTACAGGATTGTTAAAGGTTGTACGGCTTGGAATTGTGAAACGTTTAGACAAGTTGATTAGAGACTGGTTAAAGTCTACAACAAAATCTTGTTTTGTTTCGTCAATCTTCGTACCTGCTACTGTGATTTTCTTAGCGTTGCCCTTAAGGTCTGTATAATAGACTTCTGCAAGTGATTTCTCAAGTACGCCCTTAACCGCTTGATACTCGTCCAGTGTGTCAGATGAAAGGAGTGATGTAAACATTTTATCCACAAACTCGTCAAAAGCCATATCAGAAACAAAGGCTTTCTGAATCCAAGCACGTTCAAATGTACGCTCATAGTAGTTTTCATTGTTCAATGTATGATAGAATACTTCGATGTCTGTATCAGCAAACTTGAACGGGCTTACGTCTGACTTAGCGTCATAGGTTTTCTTCTCTGCTGGGTGCACATAAATTTCTTGTAATGTGTCCCCAAACTCAAACGTTTCAGACTTGAAAATAGCAAGCGGATTTTCATAAGTAAGCGCCTTGATAACGGTTGACCCGATACGATTGACCAAAGCTGTGAAAAACTCGTTGGCATGCTTTTGAAAATCTTGGTACGGTACGGTTGCGTGGTTAATGCGTGCGCCCTCAAGTACAGGAATGTCTGCCTGATAGTCAGCGCTGGCACGTGTGCGGATAGAGTTCAATAGGTCAATGTTTGAGATTTGTTTCCCTGTCTGACCTGATAAGAAAGTGGTAATTTTATTAGCCATGTCTATTCTTCTCCTTCTTCTACGATATTTTCGTGGTCGATGTTCATTTCTACGCCCTCAACTTCACTGGCTGGGGCTTGCGCTGGGTAGTTTGGCACTTCCTGCGCTGGTGTGTCCGCTGGCATAACGGCTGGCGGTGTAACTTCTGCGACTGTTTCTGGTTCATCCTTGAGTGCGTCTAGTGCGTTGTTAGGATACCAGTTAATTGATTTTGAAAATGGTTTCATTTTCTTTCTTCCTTTCTATTAAATAACAGCATTGATTGCTGAAACTACGCTCATGTCTTCTTGTGCTTGTTTCATGATGTCGTCTTGCTGACCTAAACGGCGGTAAAGTTCGTTATTAGCTGAACGTAATTCGCCGTTTTTCTTGTTTAAGCGCTCAACGTCTTCATTCAAGACTGAGATAGACAAGTCAACTTCGCCTACAAAGCCCTTGATGTCCATCAAGTCCGTTGTTAGGCTCTCAATTTCTTCATCGTTACCGATTTTAGAAATTGCATTGTTTAGGATTTCTAAACATTCCTGTGAAGTCATAGCCCTCTCCTTTCAATTTTTAAGAAAAGTATATCATACTTGACAAAATAAAGCAAGTATGATATAGTGAATCTGTAAGGCTTTTCAAGGCTTGTCTAGTGCTGGGTAGATGGTTACACCTCAAGGGGTGCTATCCAGTACGGGTCATTCTAACCAACTGACTTTTCAAGCCATGAAAAACGCTTTATATTTAGTAGTTTCCTTTTCAGGAAGCTACTTTTTTATTTACCGAAAAGCCCTGCAAACGTGTTCACGGGTTGCACTTCTTCAAGGGTCAACGTGTCAGCCATCATCAAAGCATTGAGACGGAAAAAGTCGTTCCCATTGTCGCCACCCTCTACAAACATGATTGCAACGTGTACGGGTTCTTCTGTCTTATAGTTTGGTGTTTTCTTAACTGTAATTTCCCCTGTCTCTGGGTTTACGTCTTCATAAGATACCCCAAAGTTGACTTCTTCAAAATCCGTTTCACTTGTGAAAATTTTCACATTTTCGGTTGCCTTTACAATAAAGTAAGGTTTTGCGTCTGGGTCTTTCTCTGTATCTGGAGTGTAAAGAGTAAGCCCAAAGTCTACGAGCTTCTTAGTGTCTTCTTCTGTCGCTGGAACAAGGTAAACGGCTTTAGTCGCTTTCTTCTGCTTATATTTACCGTCTGATTTGTTAGACGTTGCTGTGATTGTAGCCTGAGCCACTACTGTATCAAAGTTTTCATGTTTTGGTTGTTTAGCCATTTTGTTTATCTCCGTCTGTTGATTTTAAAAATTTTAATGGTGTGATGATTGTATTGAGATTTTCTAAACCATTTTGACGGTTCTTAGACTTCTCGTAACAATCGTAAAGAGCATTAGAAGAAAGAGAGTAGATTTTATTTTCTTCTAAATAGCAACAAAGATTGTAAAAAGCATTGATTGAAATTTTATCAAATTCTTGCGAAACAAATTTGTATAATTCCATGATATAGTCAAAATCTTCATAGGCATAATGTGCTTTTAAATAAGACTTTAGAAAAATAGTATTTTTAGGTGCGTTGTTTGATTTCTGGTAATAGTACCCTTTTTTATTTTTAACCTGTTGTTTATGTAATAAATTTTTAAAAAAGGAGCGGTAAACCGACAAGATGAACCCATCATACAAGATAGTCTGTTTCCCTGATTTTAAAGGTTGTTTCATAAATTAGAGTACCTCCTTTAATCTGCTTACTTGCCCTTTTACCCTCAAAAGTTGCCCCTATCACAAAGTTTTCAAAAGTGATTTTTTCTTTGATTTCTGGGGTCATACCTGCGCCCTTAACGTCTAAATGCGTTGACCCGTCTTCTTGTATCAATTCTTCTATATACAGTTTTGAGCGTAAATATTTTGCCTTTACGGCTCTGCCCTCATGCGCCCACTTCCCGAACTCTGACGGGTCTATATCAAGTACAAGACTGTCAGAATGGAACAAGTGCAAGCTGTCTGTATCTGCATATAAGAAATTATCATAATTTTCTTGAGCGTTTGAAATGATAAAGTGACGGGCAATAGATGTTACAAATAGCGCCACAGGTACGTATACTGGCTGTACTTCTTCTTCATCGTCATTTTTAAAGCGTAATATTCCTTTATCGTCCAGATAGGCTATTTTCTTAACAGATATGATTTTAGCGCCAAACTTCCCATATAAGCTATTAAGCATGATTTTAGCTTTTTGCTTCTCTGCTGGGGATTGAGCGTTTTCTTTCTTGTATCTGTAAGTAGTGATATAATCATCAAACAAGCCTGATTCTGTCTGAAATTCAAGTGTTTCAACATACATGATAGAACTATCATAATGTTTTAAAAATAGGTCAAGGTCAAAATTAGTCAGATATAGGTCTATAACCTCATTTTTAGAGGTAGTCACATAATCGCTAGTTCTGACCCCAATTCTTAAAGCGTCAAGCTTGCGCTTAATCTGGATTGTTGGGAGGTAGCCACGTTTTAAGTCAAAATCGGCTTTAATGTGATAGATATAATAATGGTCTTCCTTTATCTCTTTGGGTTTGCCCTTGTATCGCTTGGGTATTCCAATAGGTAAAGCGTTCTGGAGCATGGTTGCAGGGTACATACTATTTATATCATAGATGTCTATTAGCTGGTTTAAGGTTCGCCCCTGTGTTTTAGGATTGGCAAACGTCCAGCCCCCACGGTAGGCTTTACGACAAAAATCATCTACCTTTTCATCCAAGATTGGGAAAAAATCTCTGAATTTTCGTTTAGACTTTCTGAAAATCCGCTTAAACTCTGTCAGCGCTTCACTTGCTGACGTGTACTTTGTAAAGTTTTCTTCATAGTACATTGCAAAGATACCACGTGCAAGAATAGCAACGTCTACATGAATGTAGTCAATCCATTCTGGCTTAATCACTTCTGGCTTATGTTTTAGCAAGGGTGTAGTCCCTTTAGCTATAGGCATTTTGAAAAGCCCTGCCATCGTAGCGATTGAGAAATTAAGGATTTTTAAAGAATCTCTAAAAGTTAGCGTAAAGTCTGGAAATTCTAGCGTGATAGAGTACCAAACCCCCATATCATTAATAAAGTAAGTACATTCTATATCATTGTTCAGAAAGAAAGATAACAAGAAAGAGCCGTCAAACTTGAGATTGTGAAAAAATATGATAAATTCATCTTCTCCTGTTTCGGTGTAAGTCTTGTCTAGGTCAAGATAGAGCGATTTTAGAAAATCCTCTAGGCTGGTGTTTACCTTGAATGTGTCTAGCTTATCATAGTCAATAACCTTTGCGAAACAAGATAGCCACACCTCTGTTTCTTCCTCGTTTGTAGTCGTTTCAAAATCACCTGCATAATAACAAGTCACTTCTTCCCTCGCTTCTTTCGTCTTCTCATATCAGAAACAAATTGCTTGGAAAACTTGTCTACATTATCAAGGATTTCACGGGCTAGGCTGTCCTGAAATTCAAAAGCCGTCTCTTTACCGTCCGTGTCTACAAAAACCATAACGTTATCAAAAGAAACCTTGTCAGACGCTCCACCTGTTAGAAATGCCCCAAAGTTGCTGGCACTCATTCGCCTTATGCGTGAAATCATGCTTTTAAAGGCTTTTTCTTGTGCTTTGTTTCCTGCTTCTCTGGTGTTGTAGTGCATTTCTTCAAGGGCTGATATATAGCGTTCCTTGGCTTCTCTGTCACGTTCTGAGCGGTATTCTTTGACTTCCTTGGCTGAATGAAAGCGGTTCAAGTCTGAGCGTTGAGAAGAGCGAAAACCTTGTGTCAGCTTTTCTACAGAAAACTTGTCCCCGTACCATGCTTTAGCTTTTTTCACATAGTCGCTAGTGTAGACGTGGTTTCCGAATACTTGGGTGCGTCCCTTGCTTTTAATCTCATTGTAGGCACGTTCTAGCGCCTTGTCACTCATTCCTGAAAAGTCCCACCGTCCACCCATAAAGGCTTTTATCTCTGCATTAGATGCGCCCTGACGTTGTAGCGTTCTTTTCTTTCTGGTTAAATAGTCCCGTTGTACCTTCCTTTGTTTTGGTGTTAAAGCCATTTACTACACCCCTTCCGCTTGTTGTTCCTCTGCGTGTTCTAAGGCGGTGGCGAACGGGATAGAAGCATTATAGCTTTTATATTCATAATCTACTACCTCAATAGTAAGATAACCCTTGAAACGCTCTTTTAGATAACGTTCAATGTAAGGAAGTTGGCGACGTTGGTTAATCGTCACTTGTTCGGTTGTGATGGTTACATTGCCATCTTCATTTTTATAAAGATTGAAAGTTACCTGAGTAGCGTTAAAGCTACATTTAATAGGTAAATCTGTCAAGTACTTTTACTCCTTTCTTTAAAATTTGCTTTTTACATTTAAGAAAATAAAGGTTATTTATTTTCTTATTTAAGTCTATCACAATTAGAAAAATTTTGCAAGTGATAAACTTAATAAAAAAATAAATTATTTATCAAGACTTAAAAGAGTAAAAACAATAAACTTTAAACGGTTAGCCCTCATATCTTCGCCTTTATATTGTGAAATAGGATAGATAAAATCTGTAATAAATTTATCAGACAATCCTAACCGCTCTGATAACGAAGATAAAACCCTGATACTCATAATAATCAAATCCTCGCTACAAATTGCTGAAAACTCTGTAAACTGTTCTGGGTGGTATATCCACGATTTACTATTTAAACCTTTCCTTACTAGCTTATCAATGTTTTCTTCTGTTGTCTTAAATAATTCCTTTTTGTTTACCTCCTTACGCAATATCCTTTTTAGTTTCTTCAACTTTTTCAAGTACAAAGATTGTAAGCGCCATTTCTTGAAAATCTTTTTCATCAAATCCGATAACATCGCCATAAACTTGGATAGCTGTTAATAGTGTATTATATAATGAATACATGTCATCTTCTGATAGGTTTTCACGTTTTAAAATCTCTCCTAGTTTAAGTGAGCGCTCTCTGTGATTTTTAACCTCTAAAATTTCTTTTGATAGTTTAATAAGTTCTTGTGTTGTAAGTTCTTTTTTCATTGTTTCTTTCTCCTTTGTTTTAACTGATTTAATTATAGCATTTCTCAAAATGCTTGTCAAGTGTTTTTGATAAATATTTTTAATTTATTTTTAGAAATGTTTTTATCTCTTTTCTAACTATAACCATTATATCATTTACTAAAATTATTGTCAAGAGATTTTTGAAAATATTTTTTATTTATTTTTTAAATTTATTTCTTGACATTTTACTAAATTGTGATATAATAGATATAGAAATAAACGAAAGGATTTTATAAGATGATAGATGA